TCCAATATCTGATACTAATTTAAGTGGTTGGCACGTCATTTACTTCTGTTTCCTGTTCAGGTTCTTGTTCAGTTTCAGCGTTTGCTTCTGGTTCAATACCATCACCTACTTCTGGTAAGGGATCGCCTTCCTCAGGTTCGCCAAACAAAGTTTTAGCAACCTCAGGTGCAGCAGCATCCACAAACTCAGCAGATTTCGCAAACATCATTTGTTTCAAAGCATCAGATACTTCCGCAGGGGGAGCATCATTCGCAACCATATCAATAAATTCAGCAGAATCCATTAGTTATATTATAAAACGCTAGTTATATTTATAAAGTTATACGATTATCTTCTCGACCACACTGAGCGACATATTCTTTTGCTATATCCGTGAGTCTATGATATCTATCTCTGACCTCTTTAGTTGGGAAATTTTTTAGTGCATCCATTGTGGTATAAGTCATGAGTCTAAAGAGAGGATCTTTGTCAATTTCAAAAGTTTTTTTGAAACTGTCTTTATCCATATCAAAATACTCAAACTCAATACCATGTTTTTTTAGTTCTCTTGGAACAGCCTCAAACTTAGTGAAGACTTCATCATCAAGATATCTCCAAAGTTTTTTTCTGTCCGTATCAAAAACAGAATTATCCCATTTTTCTTTCCAACTAGACTTACGATTATATACATCTAACATATTTCGAGCTGCATCTACTAGATTAGATTTGTACGGTGCTATATTACGAAAACGATTCCAATCTTGTGAGTAAAATGCTGTAGTCCTATCTCCTCTTCCTATATGCGGATTATATGGTATCAATAGATGGCAATCTGGAACATCATCTACAGTTATAATTTTAGTTTGCTTGCTATTTTTTACCGCTTCATAATACACCATAGTATTTTTTAGTTTAGGATCATTTTTATATCGTTCTACATATTCTTTAGACATATTTGTAGTACTTTTCCGTCTCTTGAAAATAGCACCACGGTGAATTGAATCTTTTATAAGTGAGTGGGAAGGATAATTTACATTTACTAATTTGAATCCCTCTTCATGATCATAATCAATGTCAAACCTGAGTTGATTAGGCGTATTTACTGGTTTCCATATTCTTCTATGACTAGAGAACGATAATAACTCGTCACCATCACGATACAAGGTCGTTTGATGACTCTCCTTATCCCAGTATCGATTGATTATTTTCTTACTATCTTCCTTATTGAGATAACCATGCCAGTGAACAATACTTTCTTCAATATTAATATAATTGTTATGCAAAATACAAAACTTTTTACCATTGAAAGACATCAGGTATTGTAGGTGTTTTTTAGCACCACAATTACCACCCCAATAACAAATAGACATCAATTTATAAGGTTGTAAATATCCTCAGCTATTTTAGGTTGTGCATCTAAACCAGGATGTTTATCCGTTAGTGATATGCGTCCATATATCTCACCATTAATAATCAAATCATAAGATAATTTAGTTCTCTCATAGTCACTCATGAGCACGAGAGGGACTTTATTTACTTCGCATATTGCCTTGATAGATTTTTGTACCATCTTTTCATTTGCTTCACCAAATTCATCTTGATATATCGATCTATAATAATCTTTCCAAAACCTATTGTGGTCAGGGTAATCCGATCTTCTCATGGGGTAGACCTGCTTGAATTTGCCACCACCATAAAACTCAGTTCTATTTGGACGTGTCATCAATATAACAGCAAGATCATACTCTTTTATGTCATGTACCGTGGTCAAGTTTCTAAGTATACGTTGATTAGATCCACCACTAATTGCGTAGTTATGTTCTTCTCCACCTAATTTGTCAGAAAGAAGTTTAGTCCATCTTTTTTGTTTATAATCATCAACTCCCCACTTCTTCGTTCCTCTTGTGTAAGAAGCTCCGTCAAAGTATATCTTCATATTATATTTTTGCTTTCTTTATATCTATCTCTGGTGCCTCTGTGCGTCCACCGTTCTTCTTGTTGTCAAGGTTAGGTTCTGTTTTATTTTTACCTAGGTTACCTTGTCTTTGTGCCTCTGCATCTATCGCACCTTGCATCATCTGGTTCTGAGTTTCAAGTGGTACACCTATACCTGCTTCATTTTCTTCTTCCATCTCCTGTGCCATCTCTTCTATCTCTTCGTCTGTCTGACGTAAGACCTTACGCTTGACATAATCTCTTGAGTAGTATGTGCCGATGTATGGTTCGATAGCAACCATGATATTGAGACGCTCAGTCATCAACTCATGATCTTTGAGTTCTGCAAAATGGTTGTCATACTTGTAGTCAAACTGTATGTGCTCTGCCATCTTGTCAAAGTCCTCAGGAGTCACAATGTTCTTGAGAATCAATTGTGTTCTGAGCATATCAATGAATAGACCACTGAATCTCTTTCTCAATCTACCTACAAACTTACTGAACATAAGTTCGTCACGTAAAATCTCAGATGATCTACCTAAATTGAATCCACCTTCACCACCGATACGTGATTCTGGCACGTTCAATGCACGATATAATTTCTTCTGGAAGTATTCTATGTCTGTAAGTTCACCTAGGTTCTGTCCACCAGGTAGTGTAGAAATCTCTGTTCCTCTTCCACCTTCTCTACGTGGTAACCAGAAGTCCTCTAGCATAGACATGAACTTCTTATCATCCTTGATCTCACCTGTGTTTGCATCGTACACTAACTTGTTACGATAGCGACTCATGACATCACGCAGATATTGTTCTGCCTTGACCTTAGGTAAATTTCCTACATCAATGTAGAATATTCTACGCTCTGGTGCTCTAGACAGTCTGTAGATAACGAGAGAGTCCTCGATCATACGTAATTGATTGAGACCCTTGATTGCTTTATGAAGATAAGAGAGAGTAATCTTCTTGTTACGATCTACGAGACCTGAGTGTACGTATGTGATCGCATCTTTTGCTATTCTTATACCCTTACCTGCAACAGAACCATACTTCTGTGCCATACCTTGTGGGTAATAAGTGTAGAATTCCTCTATCTTAGTATCTTTAGTAATCGTTGACTCACCTGAGTAAGGTAAAACAGGTATTCCCTCTGCTCCTCTTGCACCTTTCTCCTTAGTGGGTTTTACTCTCATCAATTTCAACTTGAGAGCGTCAATATATCTTACTTCTTGTATTCCTTCATCTGGTTTTGTTGTGTCTATAACCTTGTGATAGTATATTCTTCCGTCTGTATACCAGTTTCTAAAAATTTCGTGTGCCTTCTTGTCAAATTGTAGTAAGTCTTTGACACCTTTGAATTCATCTCTTACTACTTTCTTGAGATTATCACTTACGTTTAGATTATCTAAGTTTATCTCTACTGGACTATCATTACTATCAGATACAATCGCTTCATTCACGACGTGTTCAATGGCAGTATCACACTCTGGGTGTAATGCCATGTCACGGTATCTTTTTATTACATCAAACTCCGTACGAAAGACACCCTCGATGTCAACGTACTGACCATAGAATCCTGACGATAGAAAATAATCAGCCCCGTCCTCATTATTAGGAGGGACTGGACTGATTACACCTTTCTTCTTCTTATCATTGGGATCCTCAATAGAGAACCCAAAGAGTTTAGCCATAATATTCCTACTTGTGTTCTATCTATTATACCACAGAGTCAGCATTTCTGCCATCATATGCTTCCCACCACTGGACTTGGAGGGTAACTTGGAACTCTTCTACTGTATCTGCTGTGTCGTAAGATAATTCTATCGGACTTACAAGTGATGGCCAACAACCATGCATCTTGTATCTACGTAAGACTGGAAGTGTAGCACCACTTTGATCTCCACGAGTGTTTAGATCTGTGTCTGCTCTTCCTAACTGGTTGACTACCCAATCAGCAAAGTAATCTGTTGGGTTGATTGTACCAGAACCGTCAGATACCTTGATGATAAAGTTTGCCCATCTCTCAAATGCTTCTCTGAGTTTGAAATCACCGTCGTTGATGACTGTGATTGTCCATGGGTCGAACCTTCTGTCACCTGCAACCTTGAGTTGTCTACCTCTGAAAGGTACGACAACCTCCTGTATGTTTGATGCAGGTAATTGTGCCCCCTTGATCATCATGCGATGAGTCGTGTTCTCAATCTCTTCGTCAAAGATTCCCTGTCCTGAAGGGAAGTCCATCTCAACCTCAAAGAGGTTAGGACGAGCACCACCCTGTACAAGTCTTGCCTTGAATGAATCAATTGATCGTTCGTTGTTGGGAACCGAAAAAATGTTTCTGTTTAATGCCATAATTGTGTGGGTCTCCTATTACACAGTTCCTACAACTTCACTGAAGGAAACTCCAGTTCTTGTAGCAACAAAGGTTAGACCAATGAAGTTGATTGATCTTGCTGGCTTCACAAAGATGTCAGCAAGGAATTCATTCCTGTCTATAACATCTGGTGTGTTGTTTGTCTCATCACATATAACGAGGAAGTCTTGAATACCTCTCTTCGCTTGAACATCCCTTAGGAATGGTTCAACAATGTTGATGAAGTTTGATCTTGTACCTGCGTCATTGAGTTCAAATAGAACTGACTTAGCAGCGTTCTCGATTGCCTGTTCGATTGTGATGAACAGTCTTCTTACGTTGATTCTGTCAAATGCAGATTCAAATGCAAGACCTGTCTTGTCACCGAATAGTACAATACCATCGCCAGGTTTAGATGTGATTGGGTTGACTCTGTTGGAGTACAACTGGTCTCTAGCATCTTTGCCAGGATTGAATGCAAGTTTGATTGCAAAGTTCAATCCACCTCTGGTTGTACCTGCAGGTGAGAACCATGGGAAGAAGTCTCTATCTGTTCTTACCATACAACCTGCTACATCAGCTGATGCTGGCATGTAGATAAACTTCTTATTGAATCTATCGTACACATATTGATATCCAGAATCGAATACCGCATATGAGGATGATGTTAGAGGTGCGAAGAATGATAGGACGTTAGATAACTGAGTTGCAGAATCTGTGACGTTTACCACAGAACCTCTGTTTGGTGATATCACCGCAACACAGTCCTTTCTACCTTCTGCTAATTGTATTAGTTTATTTGCTTTTGCTTGTTCTTCTTCTTTTGACTTAGATGCACAACCTTGTAGTAAGAATCTTATATCACTATCGATAGGATCAGCGAACTTATCGTATGATGTAAGAATGTCTCCTAGAGGTGCATCGTAAACACCGACTCCAGTGTAATCTAGTCCACCTGTTAGTGAATAACCTTGGTTACCGATAGAACTGAACTTGATGTTCTTAGCATCTTGACCCCATGATCCTTCAGCAGATGTAATGGATGTGAATCCAGTTGTAAATCCACCAGGTAGTACGAGTGTACCGTGATGTGAATCGTCTGCTGCTGTGACATGCTGTCCAGCGAAGATGTATTCTGAGTTGTTTGCTAGGTAGTCCTTATAGTATATTGACTCATTACCTGATGCTACACCATCTTTTGCTTTGGATAGGTTTGGAAACTTCTCCAAAACTGATCCGACATCCCCAGAGACTCCACCGCCAGCGTCAATAACAACAACGTGCAGAGCATCGTTTGTTCCGTCTCGTCTGGATACATAATTATTTGTTTTTGGTTTGTTGAGTACAGATCTCCATGTTACTGTAGCAAAATCAGAACCACCGTCTGCCACACTTGTTAGTATGTTTTGACTGTTGTACCAGTCAGCAGATGTAATTGTTGATCCTTTAGCAACAGTTGATCCTGAGTTGTTCACAATGTTGAGCATCTCGCCTGTCTTGAACTCAAACTGTGAGTTCTGCTGATACTCTACTAATGTTTCTGTACCGTCAATGACTGTGCTAACAACCTTTACATCGATTGTTGTGGCAGTCTTTCCAGTAATAACACCTTTTAGAATACCTGACGCAGCAGTGACTGTACCAACACCGATAGTGTTTCCTGTCAAGAACTGTGTTACAGCAAATCCAACCTTAGTGCCAGCCCCTGCTAGTGAACCAGACTCAAGTGTTGGTGTTATTGTTTGATCAGCAGCATTGTCGATAACTGCTACCTTTATATTTTCTGACCAGTGACCTGGATTTTTTGCAGCCCAATACCAAGTGGTATCATCTGCCTGATTATTGTTGTAATCCTCTAATCCTTCGAGTAGAAGAGTAATACTTGCTGAACCAACAGCAGCGTTTGCTGTATTGAGGTCACCACCTACACATCTTACTATGTCTAACTTACCACCGTATGATAAGAAATTGGATGCTGCATACCACGTTTCGTAGTGATAATCTGTGGTACCCACTCCTGGTTTACCAAATATTTCAACTAAATCATTCTCATTGTTTACTCT